CGAACAGGTGCAGGTCCGCGGCGTTGTAAATGTCGTCGGACAGTTGGGAACAGTTTTCGTTCGGCCGCCTGGACAACCACCGGGCGACCCAGCCGTCTACTTTCCGGCCGGTGATCCGCTGCCAGAGCAGGGGCCCGTAGATCGCGTAGTTGTAGGGGCTGCCTTCGTAGTCGGCGGCGGCGTCACGGATCAGGGTCCGCTGGTCCTCGGTGAGGCCGAACCGTGACCAGACGAGGGCCGGGTAGTCGCTGATGGGCCGGTAGCCCGCCCCGCCCGGCTCCGCACTGATGCGCACGGTTTCGGAGACAGCCACGACGACGTGGTGTGTGTGGGAGTTGGTGGCCCACTCGATGGCCTTGCCCACCCAGCCGGTGGAGTGCCGGCGTAACCCGATCTGGCCTGTCAGCATGGCGCCCCCTTACTTGTTGCCGAGGTTCAGTTGTTCCCGCCGGGTGCGGCGCAACAGTCCGGTCTGGGCGGTGAAGGCTTTGACGTTGGCCTGCGCTGCCCTGACGTCCCTGCCAGCGGCGGCACGGTCGGTCGGGCTGAGCGCTGCGGCCTGCACCTGCCGGGCCTGCCGTACGGTCCGTTCAAGGGCCCGGAGCTTCTGGGTGTCCCTGTACTTGGCTTCGTCGTCCGGGGTCCACTGGTTGGGTTTCAGGACCGTGAAGCCGGGAAGGTACGCAAGCAGTGTGTGTTTACAATTCGGATGCCCGAAGCCTGCCGCGTAGGCGTCCTCGATGGTCCCGGCAACCACCACCGTGTGGCCATCGACCTCTACGGTCCCGGCGCCACTGTCCGAAAGGACCATGCCCTCCCATGGCGCGCACAAACCGCAAGGTCTGCCGGTGGTCGACGGCGTGAACAGCGTGATCCCGGCGAGGGTCAGCCGCTCCCGATGGGACGCGTTGTAGGCGCGCTGGGTGGCTGTGCGGGTGGCCATCTCCACATAGGTGGCCAAATTCCACTCACGGCCCGCCTTGTCGGTGAAGCCGGTGACGCCCTTGGCGGACAGTTCCCGCCATGCCTGCGCCTGCGCCTCCTGCGGGGTTGCCGCGCTGAAGCTGTTCCGGACGATGTCGCGGGCCGGGTTGATCTGCACCAACGCCCCTGACGCCACCGCAGCGCGGTAGGCATCATCCGAGTACCGGGTGATCCGCTGGGCTGCAGCACCGAGCCGGGTGGCCAGGTCCTCGGCGATAGCCCTTGACGCGGTCACGTCGTGGGGGAGGATCTTCGAGACCGGTGAGGCGGTGAAGTCCTTGACGGACCGTTCCAACGCCTTCACTTCCCGGGCTGCGGTGGCGTCCCCGTTCCGGGTGGCCGTCGCCGCAACCTCAGTGGCCAGGGTGTGGACCTTGGCCATGACCTCGTGCGAGGTTTCGAGGGCGAGCCGGTCCAGCCCGCCCCGCAGTGATGGGGCCAGGGCCGGATTCCGGATCGCCGCCCTAACCAGCACCGCCGAACCGGTGACCAGCCGGGACTCAGCCGCAGCGAACACAACCAGGACCGCGGCCGCCATCGTGTCAACCGTTGACGGCAGCGTCTCCTGCTGGGGCTCCGCCATCGGTCAGGCTCCCATCAGTCGGATGCATGAACATCGGGTCCGGCAGCGCGGGCGGCTGGGCTGCTACCCGTTCCGCAACGATCCGGGCAACCTCCTCCAACACCTCGTCTTCGTCCCAGTCCGTGTGGACCATGCCGACAGCGACCTGATCCGAGACGGCCTCAGCGGCGCGCAAAGCCTGCACTGTTTGGGCGATCGACAGGGGCGAGTCCTGCACCCCGTCCGGGAACCACACGTCCGGCTGCTGCACCACCAAGGCTGTGTGGAACAGTGCGTTATCGACGGCCAACAGCTTCTCGATGATCCGGGCGATGGCGGGGCGCCATAGCCGGATCTTCCGGTCACGGGTCAGCAGTGAGCGCTGCTGCTTGGACTCAATCTCGGTCGCGGTTTTGACGGGCCCGCCGCCGTCGTAGATCCCGAACGTCTCAGACGAGTAGCCGGCCAGGCGGAGGATGTCCTGGACGATCTGGTCAGAGGTGGCTTTGTGCTCTTCGACGCGGATTTTGAACTGGACCTGTTCGATCTGGTCCTTGAGCTTCGGGTTGTCGCCGCCGGCGAGGAGGTTCATGGAGGCGTAGGCTTCCTGCTCCACGTTAAACGCCGCCCCGTTGCCGGTCCCGACGTTGTCCAGGAGGGACTTGGCGATCATCAGCCGGGACTTGCCGAGCCGGATGTCACGCATCCAGGAGGTGTAGACCTCATCGAGGGCGTCCATGAGCTGTTCGACCCCGTCAAGGTCGCTGCGGCCGAGGTTGCGGCCGTGCTGGTCGGTCCGCCATTTCCGGTTGGGGGTCTGGTTGGGGACGTACTCGATGCACAGCCCGTCCGATTCGGAGGAGATAATCCCGAACGCGTCCACATGCTGGGCAAGGCCGGCCGTCGCTGGCTGCTCGGTCAGCGGGATCGGGTGGCCGAGTTTGTCCTCTTCGCCGTCGTACAGGCCGTGAAGAATAACCCCCGTCCCGTCCGCGAGTGTTTCGTGGCGCTCGAGATGCCGGTAGACGTGCTTACCGTCGCGGGCCACAACCTGCCAGAACGTGACGGCAGTGAGCCGTCCCCAGGTAAATTCCGGGATGGCCTGGTCTGCGTCAACGTGGGTGAGGAACGGCTTGTCGGGGGACACGGTGTCGTCCCACGTGACACGGAGATACACGCCACCGAGTGCGGCGCCCACCTCGGCGGCTTCGGCGAGCTCCGAATGCAGCCCGTCATCACACAGGGTGTCTAGCCGGGCCTGCGTGGCGACGTCGGCGGCTTTGAGGGTGATCTGGTCAGCGAACAGCAGGTCCGCGGAGGCTTGGCAGAGTTCAGCGGCGATCGGAACGTGAAGCTTCACACGCCGGTCGGGGCCGCGGGACTGCTCCCCCCAGAACCAGCGGGTCAGGGCCCGGCCGACGGTGGCACGGAACCCGCCATGGTCGGAGGCGAAGAACCCTGTGGCGCTGGGGTCCGCCCCGGTCGCGCCGCCGTAGACGCTGCTGAGTTGGTCGGAGTCGCCGGCGTACCAGGCTGACCACACACCCATTTGCGGCAGGGTCTTCACCAGTTGCGCTGGCGGCCATGCTTGGGTGGTCTGTGGCAAAGCCATCGGGCACGCCCTCTCAGGTCAGGTGGTTGGCGGGTCCTAGTTCGGATCTCCACTGTGATTCGGTCGTGACAACGGCGTAGCGCAGCATGTCGAGGGAGTCGTCGTTCTTCTTCACGGGCGCGTCCTCACCGCGTTCGGTGGCCTTGGCGTCCCACACGTAGTCGGTGATCTCATCAATGACGCCCTGGCATCGGTCACTGATGAGCAGGTGGCCTTGAACCAGCAGCGAGGAGATGGTGCCAATGCCGTAGGCGACGTCCTTCCGGGCACCCTGGGAGTAGATCCCGGCGAGCCGGAGCTCTTCACGGAAGTCGGCGGCGGCGGAGTCCACGATGATCCACTCCGGAACCAGCGAGACCTGTTCGGGGTGGTGTGGGGCGCGGATCCAGTCCTTGACCGCCTTCGCCTGCTGCGAGGGTGCTTGGCGGACCTCGTTCACGGCCACGTCGATCCGCAGCTCATCCATGAGGTAGAGCCTGCGGTCGTAGCCGAGGCCGAGCATTCCCACGGCTGTCGCGTGCTGCGTGCCGAAGTCGATGGCCACGGCCAGGCAGCGCATTATTGGCGGCAGCCGCTCCCACGCCACCACATGCTTCGTCGGGTCCCACATGTCGTAGACGGCGCCCTCAGCGTTCGTCCACAACCCGTTGATCATCCGGTCATAAAACACGCCCGTGAAAGACGCCTTCATGTCCGCAATGTAAGCCGGGCCGGGATCGCCGCCCTCGAAGTACTGGGGGTTGTCGTCCATGGTGAAGTGGAAGACGGTCATGTTCTTCTGGGCGGCGTTCAGGATCCATTCGAGCCGCAACCAGTGCCGGGTGCTGCCCGGGTTCGTGGTGGCCAGCAACCGGGCGCCGGCCACACGCAGGCGGGAGACCAGCATCTCCCAAAACCCGGGCGGCAACAGCGTCGCCTCATCCACGTAGGCGAGCTCGACGGTGGAGCCGCGGATCTTCTCCTCAGACCGGGCATCGTTAGCACCGACCAGGTGGACTTCCTTGCCCAGGATTACCGCCGTGCCCGAACCCTTGGTGTGGACCACATGCCGGGACAGTTCCCCGAACAGCCGGTCATCCATCAACGGGGCCAGGATGTTGCGCTCAATGGTCTGCAGTGTTTTGCCGACGATGATGATCAGGCCGGCGCCCTTGGTGAGGCGGACGGCGAAGAGGAACGCGAACAGCGACGCGATGGTCTTACCCGCGGACACCGCACCAACCCACAAGGCGATCTTCGCCCGGGTAGACTCCACCACAGACGAAACCTGCTTATGCGAGAGCGGCGGCGGACTCACTTCCCCGCCTCATACGCCTGCGCAAAACCAGTCATCAACCGGTCAATGACCGACACAGCACCAGACGCCTGATCCACCGCGGACTTGTCGTAATCCTCAAGCTTCGCGGCCTTATCCAGGTAGATCCCGATCGCCGTTGCGTGGTTCCGCTCAGCCTCAGCCGGTGGCTCCACATCATCAACAACCTCAGTGCCGTCCTTCAACGCCACCACATACCGGTACTTGTCCGCCTCCAGACGGTCCAGGATCCTCTCCGTCCGCCCATACAGCCGGGACACGATGGCCACACGCCTGAGCTTCCCGTCAGCGACCTTCGCCTCTATCGCGGCGCGTACGCGTTCAGGCCGTACCGTACGCGTACCGGCCTTGCGTGCCCATCCGGCAACAGTGTTCTTGGGGATGCCGAGTTGTTTCTCTACTGCGGTCGGGCCGTGGGTTTCGTAGAGGGCGAGGGCTGCGTCTTTTTGTGCCTGCGTGTAGGTCTTGGCGGCTGGCACACGCTCTCACCGCCCTACATGTCTAGTTGGTTGCTGGGTAGAAGGTCTTGGGTCCGAACGCTTTGCCTTTGGTCCGGTCCACGGTGACGCCGCAGATGCATTTGGTCCACGTGCACGCTTTGTTCTTGCAGTGCGGGGTCGCGGTGAGTGCGCCGAGTGGTTTGCTGCATCCTGGACAGGTCATGACGCCTCCGTTGGTTTGTGAGGGGTGATCTACTGGATCGGCCGCGTTCTCGATTGTTGGTCGGCGTTCTTTCGATCAGTGGGCTGTCTCGGGCTCGCACCGTGACTGGAGTTGGCTTGGTTACCATCAGCCCTGATGGTGGGTCATCACCCTGTTTCCCCGCTCGAATGTCAAGGCGGGGCCAACTATTGAAGCCCTCGCCGTATTGGGGGCCGGCGAGGGCTTCAAGTCTCTACATGTGCGCGGGTGGGGTCTCAGCCACTTCTCACACACTAAGAACAGACTACCCAATAAATGTGCAACTCTCAAGCAGCCGCGCCTAACTGTATGTAACTTTCTGGGGCGACCTTCCGGCCGGACGGGGTCTGCCAGTATGCGTGCATGACGGCGGCGGCCGTGTAGAGGTTCCCTGACGACGGGGTCAGGGTGCCTTTCTTGATCCACCACTCCACCCGGGTCATTGGCAGGGTCGCATGGTTACCGTGCTTGAGTGCCCGGAGGATGCGGGGGAGTGGTGCTTGGACGTGCCATGCCTCAGCGAGCATCCACTGCTGGTGCTCCTGTACGTCTACGGTGGTCCCGCAGGTCTTGCACCGGCCATGGGTTTGCCCTTGGATGGCGGTGACCGTGTCGGGGCAGCGGATGCCTTCCATGATGGTCTGGCATCGCCCCACGACGATCCTCTCGGCGGCCCGGTCGGTGGCGAGCCTGCCGGCGTTCATCGCCTCAGTGAGTTCGTCCAGTAGTTCGTACGCCCATTCGGCGGTGCGGATGGTGTCGATCCTGGTGAACAGGTAGGAAGCGATGTTCTTGGTGCTCACATGAGTGAAGATGTTGTTCCCCTCCAGTGCGGTCGCCCACCCTGCGAGGACGGCCCGGATCTGGTCGTAGCGTTCCATGACGTCCAGGTTGATGGGCGGCTTGGATCCGGTCGGGGATCCGCCGCCGATGGCTGGGGCGCCTTTGTCCTGCCGGGCGATGCTCACGCCAAGGTTGTCCACCATGTCATCCACTTCGGCAAGGTGTTGTTCCAAGGTGGTGGTGTGGTCGTGGCATAGCTTGATGTTGATTTCCCCGGTGCAGGCGCCGCAATCGCTCATACTCTCAGTTTAACAGCTAAGTTGCGCACTGTTACCCGTTGTTGGCGTGTCGTGGCCGCCGCATTTCTCCCCGGTCGCGATGGCTTTGAGCCGTCCCAGGTCGGTCTTCCCGGAGCCCCACATCAGTTCGATTTCGTAGGCGATCCGCAGGCAGCGTTCCTCAGCTTCACACGTCATGGCTGGCCTCGATGGTTGCGGCGCGGGCACGGAGCCAAGCTTCCGCATGACGCTCGGCTTCGGCATATCCCGCTGCGTCGCCGCTGCTGTAGTAGCCTGTCGCTTCGGTCCCCGGAAGGTCTAAGTCACCCGCCGCGTCCCGTAGCGCCCACGCCATAGCTTTGCGTTCGATGGCAGCCATTTCCGCAACCGTCTTGACCAACCCAAACCCCGCAGCCGTGAGTTCCTGCTCTACATCGTTCGCTAATCTACGAACTGCTGCGATGTATCGCAAGTCATATTCGTCTCCGGTCAGATCCAGATGCGCGGTAATTATGTCGGCCATGGTCTTCGCGGTCATTCGTCCTCATCGATGTAGATGGTTCCAATGGCGTAACCTTCGCGGCGGCCGGACTGTGAGGTTACGTCAGCCTGCCGCCCGAGGTCATCGAACGCTTCCTCAACGTCTTGGTAAATGTCGCTGGAGACGCTGGGCTGGTGTGATGCTTGGTTGTATTCGATGACGACATACCCGACTCGCTCGCTCACTCCCCGTCCCCCTTCGCAGCAGTCACAGCGGCGCGGAGGTCTTCTGCTATCTCTCGGTCCTCGCCCTGATTGGAGCGTTCAAGCCTGCGTTCGATGACGGCCACCCTCGCTATCACCTCGTCCCGCTTCCGGAGCTCGGTGAGGAGGTAGTCCCTGTCAGCGTCCATCTGCGCCCTGCTGTTGGTCAGGCTGAACGGGCTATTCGCCCGCCTTTCGATCTCACCCAGGCGCGGGTCCGGGGCCGTCACTTGAGTTGCCCCGCGTTCGAGCTGGGCTTCTGCGAGTCGTCCACGACGATCAACGGCTTGCTGGTGAGGTTCAAGGGAGCGTCGGAGTACTGCCACAGTCCGTTGTATTCGACCATGACGCCGCCCGTAGTGAAGAAGAAGATTCCGTTCTGGCCACCCTCGTTTGAGCCGTAGGAGCCGTCGTCGCCCATGGAGTCAACCACCGCTCCGGAGCCTGCGTTGACGTTCGTGTTCGTCAACTGCGATTGGGTGGACGTGACCTTGCCCTTCACTGTGTACTGGGCGATTACCTGGCCGGTCTGGGTGAGCTCGTAGAGGTAGCCGATCTTGTGGGGGTCGTTCATCCGCAGGAGCTTCTCCCGAAGGTTCGCACGTTCGGCGGAGTCGTTGACCTGGCCGAGGGGGTATGGTTCGGCGGCCATGAACTTCTGGGCGTAGGCTTCGGTGGTCTCCTGGCCCTGCTGCGTTGAGGATGGATCGCACCCTGCTGCTGTGATGCTGAAGAGTGCGAGTATTCCGGCGATTTCGAGGGAGAGTTTTACCGTCTTCTTCATGGCGTGGTCCTACTTCTGAGTGGTCGGGTCGATGCATGCGGATGGGCTCTCGTTCCATGGGAGCTTGGAGTCCAGGAACTGGCCCTTGGTGTAGCTGGCGGCGTCGTTGTTGTATTGGTTCACGTTCTGCGTGCACAGTTGCGTGAGGCCGGTTGCATTGGATTGCAGGTTGGCTCGCTGCTCCGTGATGCTGAATGACTCGGAAGGCGACGGCGGATACTGCTTGTTGAACTGGTCCAATAGGGCTTTCGCAGCGGCCGCGTTCGTAGCCTGGGACTTGATGTCCGCATCGAGGGCGAAAAAGTGGTCGTACTGGGCTAGCTGGTTGTTGGCGCCGTTGATCTGCTTGTACGCCTCAGCCTTGCCAGTGACCGGTGACGCTAGGACGGTGATAGCCCATATCCCCCAACCTGCGAGGATCGCGGCGAGTACCACGGTGATGCTGAGGATGACTTTCTTGGTGGTGCTCATGCGTTCATTTCCTTTTCAGATTCCGTCAGATCGCGGTAGTGTCTCGCGGCGGGTTCCCAACTGCGCGCTTGCCGGATGTGCAGGTCCGGGAGGGGTGCGTCGTAGTCAAACGCCTTCCGTTCGTGGATGGCTTCGACTAGCGCCCGGCCCTCCCGGTCCTCAAACTGGGCCGCGGTCACGGGGTCGGCTTCTTCGCGTCCATTTCAATCCTCCACTGCCTGACCTGTTCGTACGTCCTGCCGTTGATGACAAGCGTTCCGCGCAGCTTCTCTGCCCACTCGCATGCCTCCTCGTACGTGAACCGGTACTGGTGTCGGCGGAACGGTTCGGGCGCCCAGTCTGACCAGTTGCCAGCACGTGACAGTTGCGGACCATCGCCTGAGAATTGCTGTACGGCGTACTTGCCTTTACCTCGCCAGATAACCCAGATTGAGAACAGTCGCGCATCACCGAAGAAGTCATCGTTCGGGTCGAGTCCGTGAGGCGGGAACATGCGCTGAACTATCATTGTTCTTCCTTCCCGGTTCCCCGGATCGTCTTGAATTTCATGGGTTCGCCTCGCAGTCGCACGGCTTGGTCAGCCAGCAGCGGGTGCAAACGTCGGCCTTGCGAATCAGTCGGGTAGATGCCTCGCATTCGTCGTGTGCGAGAAAGTCTTCTTCGTAGGTGACTAGTTCGCCTACGCGGATTAGCTCGTCACACACCCAGCAGGTGCCGCCGTACTTTGCCTCGAAACTCATGGTGCGACTTCCCAGCGGCCGTGCGTGTCGCCATCCCAGATGCGCGTCACGAGCCGGATAGGTGTCACCGCGGCCATGGTGTCGATCCAGGTAGTCACCACGGCCAGGGTGAAGTCCTTCACGTACACGACGGGTGCGGAGGTGACTAGCTGCGCGCCGTACTCGGTTCGGGGGGTCATGGCTGGGGCTCGTAAAGGACGGTCGCGGGGAGGGCGATGTCGTTGCGGGCGCCATATCCAGCGACGACATACCAGCCGTCGGGG